CGAGATGATGCTCTTGACCAAGGTGCACTAGATATGCTTCGTGCCCAAATTGGTCAAGCAGTAATGATGGCTACAGGATTATTGCCTCAAGGCGGAGGCTTAGAAAACGTGTCCGCTGGAGGTGCTAATGTTAGTAGTGCAGGAAGTCCTCAAGGGGGCGGAGTGCTTCCAGGTGCTGGTGTCCCACCAGTAGAAATGGAACTGATGAACCAAATGACTAGCAGGGCATACGGCGCAAGATTCGCTCAACGCCGAATCCCTGATGAAGATAAATAATACGTTTATATAATTCAAGTTAATTCAGTATTTGCTAAACAACACATAGGAGAAAATTATGGCAAAGCACAGTAATGATGAAATCCTTATTCCCGTAGAGGCTGTTGAAGCCTTTAATGAAGCGGTTGAACAAGTTGCACCGCAGCAAAAAGGAAAGACTTTCACTGAAGATGAAGTTGAAAGCATCCGCAAGCAAGAAAAAGATAAACTCTACAAGCGTTTGGAAGAGGCTGAAAGTCGCTACAAAGGCATGGAAGAACAAATCTCAACACTTGCTACCGAGCGTGAAAAGGCAATTAGAGAAGCAACTGAGATTTCCCGTAAGGAAGAGGAAATCCGCCGTGCACGAGAGTTTGATGAGTTGAGTGCAAAAGAACTCCTCAAGCGCACTGAAGATGAGTTCAATGTCAAGATCAAGAATATTGATCAGGAATGGCAAACACGCCTTCAGGCTATTGAGCAAGAGCGTCATGCACAAGAAGCACTCCTTGATAAAGAGCGCCAATTGCGTGAACTTGAGACTTATCGTCAACGACGAATCCATGAAGCACAAGAGGAAATCATCCCAGAGTTGATTGACTTAGTAGCAGGCAATACCCCAGAAGAGATTGAAGCATCTGTGGAAATCCTTCGTCAGCGGAGTGCTGCTATAATCAGTAGTATCCAGCAAGCGACTCAGCCGAGTCGTGTTAAAGGTGCGGCGGTAACGTCACCATCTGTTGGGCCTATGGAAACTCAAACGGAATACCAATCGTTGAATGCGGATGACATCCGAAATATGACAATGGATCAGTATGTTAAAATGCGTGACAGGTTACTCAATTCTCGTCCTAAGGGGCGATTCTAAATAAAGTTTATATCCATTAGTTACTAAGGAGAAATTATGGCACTTCCAGGCCCACAAGGTGGAGCGATTACAGGAGCAAATCTTGCGTCAATCACGACGACAGGCTACTCAAGTGATGCAACACTTTCACCAGCAATTCAGCAAATTTGGTCAAAAGAGATTTTGTTCCAAGCAATGCCAGTACTTCGTTTTGAGCAGTTCGCTGTTAAGAAAACGGAACTCGGTGTTCAACCAGGTTTGACAATCAACTTCATGCGTTACAGCAATATTGCAACGGATGAATCCACAGGCGCAACCTTGACTGAAGGTGTTCGCATGGAGCCAACCTCCTTGTCAGCATCACAGATTCAAATCACGGTTGGCGAACAAGGCAAGGCTCTTGCTGTCACCGAACTGTTGCTCAACGCATCGTTTGATGATGTCATGGCATCGTCAAGTCGTTTGCTTGGTCGTCACATGGCACAGTCTATGGACATTCAGGCTCGCAACACCCTTTACACAAACGCAGTTCCTTTCGCAGGTGGTTCAGCAGTTCCTCCAGCAGTAGTCTTTGGTCGCAAGACTCTTGGCTCTACTCGTGGTTCAATTGCACCATACGATGCAGGCACCTTGGGTGATGCAACAAACCCAGGCTACCTCTCGCCAGCATCCATTAAGGACGCTGTTGAGATTTTGGCTGGTCAGAACATTCCACGCCTTGGCGACACATACGTGTGCTTCGTTCACCCATCGCAGAGCCGTGCGCTCCGTGACTGGCCTGAATTCATTGAAGTAACGAAGTATGCCGCTCCTGGTAACTTCATGCTTGGTGAAATTGGTCGCCTCTATGACGTAGTGTTCATTGAGACCACCCAAGTTAAACAGGGTGGTGGCCCAGCAGATATTGACTCAGCAGCAACAGGTGTACAAGCACCAGCCGCAGCGTCATACAGCGCCTTGATGATTGGTGACAACGCCTTCGGACATGCCATTGCTTTGCCAGTGGAACTCCGTGACGGTGGTGTCATTGACTTTGGTCGTGAGCATGGTCTCGCTTGGTACGCAATTTGGGGCTTCGGTATGATCACTGGAGAATCCCGTGTTGTTATCAATACCAAGGGTGGAGCAATCGCTTCCTCATAATAATTCGTAATAGGATTTGGGGGGGTTGGGCAGAAACCCAATCCCCCTGAAAACTCAAAAACAAGGAGCAAGACATGGCAACAAAAAAAGCAATTAAAGAATTCGTTGAAGTTGAAGAAGAACTATTTGTTTCAGATCTTACTGAAGCAGAAGTCTTGGATGCTAAGACACTCACGCAAACTATTAATGCAAAAGTAAAAGGTACTTGGACCCAATATTGGGGAACAGAACAGTTTTCTTTTGTTGATGGGCAGCGTTATAAACTACCCCGTGATCTCTTCAATTACTTGAAGAACTCAGGAAATATCTACGACACTCTCTGAGGTTTAAATGGCTGGATTTACAGTACCTAATGCAAGTGATTACGGTGTAACATTCCAGAGCATTGATCAAGCAGAACCAGATTCTCTTGATTTTCGGATTCTTGGTAACGGTAACTATGGTGTAATTACTGGCGGAGACATTACAGTATTTTCTGCTGCAACAGGTAGCGCTACATTGACCGCTAGTGAAGTTTTTGTTGACAGCCTGTATTACCCCGTATCTACTGCAACTCTTACGTTTACCGCCGCAAACACAGATCCACGCTTTGACATTATTGTTGCATCTGTTACTTCGGGTATAGCAACATATATAACAGTTGTAGGAACTGCTAGTGCAACTAATCCAGTTTTTCCAACAATTGCATCAAACCAAGTTCCTTTGTATGC